CCTTTTCCGAATAGTTTAATGAGTGCCTTTCCTACTTCATCAGAGGCGCAACGATCACTCCGTTGGTGTGTAATGATCGAAGTTGTCCCGCGTCTATCGAACGCGATCGCGTGTGTGAATTGTTTAATATAGTCGGCATGAAGTTCTGCGACTTGAGATGAACCCCAACACCCGCGCTCCTCGCCTCTGTGAAAGATGTAAGTCCCCTCGACGTTGGCGTCGATCATCTCGAGCAGTAAGAAAACTCCCGCGCCGTCGTCGGCACCCAAACAATCAGAGGCTTGATCTACGAACGCCGTCCCGAATGTATCTATAAAAACTTCCTGTGTGATCTCGTCGGGGTTCTTGTGGTGCATGGTGTCTATGTGCGCACTCCATAAGATGTTCGTCTTGGCTTTTTTGTTATGGTTGTCATAGACGTACGCGAGTATCTCGCCGTCATCATTGGTCAATGTCTTAAAGCCCTTGAAATATTTATTTATAAATTCTCGTTCGCCGTCGCTATCATGTTGGCGTCTGTAAGTAAGAATAGATAGAAGTCTGTCGATTGGTTTAGTTGTTTTCATTCTGTTGTTGCTCCTGTGTTGGTTGTGTGTTGTTTGTGTCGTCCTCGTCGTCCGCGTTTTCCTCGTCAATCTCTTTTTGTAAGTCCTCGAAGTTGTCCATGTGACACCAAGTGCCGTCCGATAATTCCCGCGCGTCGTTCTCGTGTGCGAAGTCGTTGCCCTCGTCGTCGGGGTGGTCGAGTGTCGTCGCGAAGTCTATGTGAATATAACCCATTGACGTATTGACTAGATCATCAATGTGATAATACTCGGTTGAGATTTCGCAAAGGTAGATGTCGTATCGGTCGAGGTAGTCCTCGTGATAATGTTCATCACCGACTGTCACAACGTGATCGGCGTGGACGTAGTCTTGTCCGTTTCTAACGTACGCGTAATAATAATTGTTATTAATACAATGTTCGCATACATATTGGTCGTGATAGGTTGAATACATCTCATCATTGTTCACAATGTCCCCGCACTCGTCACACTCTGACGTATCCTCGTCCACGTCGTTCGTGAATCCGTTTGTATTTGTAAGATCGAAGTCGCCGTTGATCGTGATTTTTATATACTCTTTCCCCTCGAAGTCAATCAAGGTGCCACTTTGTGCTGATTGTTCGGAGCCGTTCCCGTCAATGCCTCCGTCAATGTAGGGCGCAATATAAATATCGTCGTAGTCGTCGTGCTCGATTGCTTGTAAAAGGCACCCGTCGAGGTTGCCGTGTGTGTACCCGTTGGCTTTTAATATGTCGGCCAAATGTCGTCCCTCGCTCGAGCCGTTCGTTTCGGGGTAAGTTCTTATATATTCTTTTTTATCCTCGCGAACGAGACATCTTGCTATAATCTCACGCGCTCCGTTGGTTAAGTATGCAAGGCGTAGTACCGATTTGTCATGCGCATAAACCCTGACCGCTTTCATGCCTTTCATACATGACCCCGCGAGGCAGTTTCTATAAACCCGCTCGAACCCGTCCGCGTCGGTGCTCTCAATAAAGTTTAAAGTCCACCCCGATTGACTAGCTATAATCGCGTTATGCTTCTCGACAATGTTTTTAATATCGGTTTCAGATAATTCCAAATAGTCTTTAAACGTCGTTAAGTATTTCCCTAACTTCGTTACGACCTCGCGTCGATCTCTTAAATGTTTTAATGTTGGATAGTGTGCGACTTGCAACGGGCTTTTAATACTTGCGTGGGTGCGGTGTAGTTTGAATAAGTAATTAAGTTTTGCTTGTGTGACTGTGTTCACGTCGAGTTTATTCCAATACATATAAACCCATTCACCACGCTCGAAGCAGTCCTCAATCTCAAACAGTCGGGGCTCAAGGTTTCGTTTGATGCGGTCGTTGTGCATGTTCTCAAGTCGTTGGATATATTCACACGCTCGAAGTGTGTAGTCGAGTTGCCGTCTATCTTGCTCAACCTGATCGGGCGGGTTGTTTGCGTCTTTAATTACTTTCGCGAATTCTAGTCCGTTCTTTTTTGTGATGTCTATTACCTCGCGCTTATAGTCGCCTCGTCCATAACTATATCGAACCTTGCGAAGTTTGTTGCGGGTGTCGTCTTGATCGTATTGACGTTTTAAAAAGTTGAGTAGCGTGTCACGTCTTGCACGATCATAGGAATAATGCGCTTTTACTTTCTCGTCGGGTGTATAAAACGGCGCATATCGATCGAACGACAGGTTCCTTAAATCCATGACTGTGCTTATCTGTTTTATATTGTCATTCTGTAAGCCTCTATAAACCTCGTTAAAATTTAAAAGGGTTGGCGTTCTCGGTTTGTCGAGGTTTAAATTATTTTCTATTATGCGTTTGTAGTCCGCTTTTGTTGCGGACGTGGTTTTATTTAGATTTTTATTCACGTTCACGGCTTTCCTCGCTTTCTTGATTGTGGAGTATGGTTGCGTCAATGGGTTGCTCGAGGTCTTTCGAGTTGATCGTTAGAATGTCGGTATATTCTGTGATGTCGTTCTCGACGAGTTGTGCTAGGTGCGCCTTTCTATGTTTTACGCCGTCCCGTAGGTTGATCTCGAGAAGTTTTGTTGCGTGGTGCGCGTTTGCCATGTCCGCTTTCGTGGGTTGATAGTAAAAAATAAACTTCACTCCATGCCCGTTGATTGTGCCGTCGATAATGTTCACACTCTGCGCCGTCGGTTTCATAACCTCGTAGGCTTTTAATGGACGGAGTTGGTTTCGTAGTTGTTCGATCTGGTCATGGCGTTGTTGCGCTTGGGTTGATGTGGTTTTCATAGTGCGGTTGCTCCTTGTCTAGTTTTAATATAAAAATCCCGTGTGGTTTGCTCGACCTGTGCGATTGAGAGGCGGAGTTTGAACGCGGTTTGATAAGTGTCGTTAAAAAGTAGAGTTGATAAAATAACGCGCTCGGACGTTGAGAGCGCGTCGGGTGAATTTAAAGCCCGTTTAATTAACGGGCGTAAGTGGACGAGGTTCATAGTGTTGTTGCCTCGTTGTTTGTGCGGAGTGTTGCGTTGTTAGCTAAAAAGACACGGAAAACTGCGGGTTTGATGTCTGCGGGGTTTAACACGATTGAGGCGTTGTCGTACTGCTCCCAATAAGTTCCGAGACGGGTTGCCCAATCGATTAACGTCGGGTGTATGGGTTCAGTCGGTCTGAATTCGCCGTAGGTGTCATAAACGAATAAGTCGGCGTTGAGTGTGTCCTCGTTCGAGATAAATAAAAGCCCGTCGCGGATAAAGGCGTTCGGTGTTGCGTATCCGTCCTCAAAGTCGCGCGTCGTTTTATTCCAAGTTAAATATTTTAAATAGGGTAATTCTGCCTTGAGTAGTTCTGCGGTTGCGTGGGTTGGATTCATATTCATAATTTTTTTCTCCATATATAAGGTATAAAAAGTTTGTTTCAGTATTGCGTGGTGCGTCCATGATTTTACTACGAATTAAATTTTAAAGTAAAGTATTATTTTACAATCAGTTAAAACTAGGTAAAAAACCCTTATAAAACAACGTGTTCGGATTGTTCATGTTTTGAAACTTTACTTTAAACGAGTGAACGGGGGATTTTTAGAGCTGAGCGAATTTGTAAGTGCTTGTTTTATATAGATATATTATATTATTAATATTATTATTTATTGTTTGTTCAGATGTTCATGCTATAAAAAGGGGACAAGGGGGGAAGACTTGCACCGCGTAAACGAAGTGAACGACGTCTAAACTTCTTAAAACTCCTTTCCCGTTGTCCTCAAAAAAGGCATGAACAACGTGAACAACGTGAACAACGCTTTAAAATCAAAGACTTACGACGTGAACAACGTCCGAACCTAGTCCGAACAATCCGAACATTGTTTTAAATCAATAACTTACGCGCGTTCACGCGCTTGGCTTACTTCGTTTAACGTGGTTCGGGGTTCGGTCATACATGGTCGCGCAGTTGGCGCAGTTGAACCAAGTCGAGCGCAGTTGGCGCAGTTGAACGAGGTTAAAACAAGGGCGCGAGGCGGTCGCATAGTACGAACCCTACCCACCCCGTATAGTCCCGTTTACCAAGTAGGAGTCCCGTCATTCCCCTACATTGAGTTCTGCACAAATAATCAGCAAAAAAGCCAAAATAGAAACACCCCGGGTGCTTAAAAAAAAGGCATGTTGAAAAAAATTTCTACAAAAAAAGTTGAAAAGTGGGTTGTAAAGTAAGACTTTACTTAAATAGCTTTAGGATCGAAGTTGTAAAGCTCGGAGTAGACAGCTTTAATACGAAGAAACTTAGGGCCGTGTAAATGGAAGTCATCATCGCCCCGAACATAAAGAGCTAGGTGAACCATTTCATGAAGTAAAGTTTGGAAGATTGTAGTGAAATGACCACAGGCATTAGAACTTATTTGGATTTCCATCTCATGTTCGTCAAAGCAACCATATATATCAGGATTCTTAATGACTTTGAACTTAACTTTAGAAGACTTAGGCATAGTAAGTGTATTAAACGGGGGCATTTGACATGCCATGTTGTACAGAATCTCTAAGTTCTTCTTAGTTAACGTAGTCTTCATTAGAAAGACCAGGTTAAAACCACAAGAGCTAAGTCAGGCTGAGTAAAAAGTAGGGTTATCATTGTAGTATTTTACCAAAAACTAGGTTAGAATAGCCAAATTAGCTGCAAATTTCTTTTCAAAGGTGTAACAGCGACACATGAACGACGTAAAAGTCCAACAAAATCAATCAGATACCTCTGATCACGACGTTTCTCACGTAATTATGATGCCCAACATCGAGGAGAACGTCCCCTTGCCTAAAAGCGCCAAGGATGCTATGCCGGATTTGAGTATGGAGAGCGAACTTAAGGTACGAGTTGAGACTGTAAAAACAATAGCTGATCTAAAAGGTGAACCTATTCCTGACGCTAGCCCAAAAGAACAACAAGACGCAGTTGACTTTGTTAAAAGAGTGATGACTGATCCTAACTTTAAGCCTGAATATGGTAACTACACAGATCCTACGATGGCATTCTGCGCTGGCATGGTAGCACAAACCCAGGTGCTACTCGCTAAAGACCTAGCCGACTACAAACTCTACGTAGTTAACAATTTAATCAAGGTCATAGAAAGTACAACGAATCCAAAAGAGAAGACAGTCGCATTAAGAGCGTTAGGCGAGATAGACGGGGTAGACGCATTTAAGAAGAAGACGGAGATCACACACAAAGTAGAAAGTATGGACGAGGTTGAGAAAGAATTATTATCTATGCTAAATGAGTTCAAGCAAAAAGGACTTATTAAAGGACCATCACAAACCATAGATGCAGAGTATACGATGAGTAAAAAAGATATAGACGAGTTGCAGGCAGAAGCCAAAGAATATGTTGGGGATTATAAGATAGATGGCACAAATAGCGGAGAATGAGGAAGAGAGGCTAACCCCTGAGAAGGTAGCACTGTTATATCAAGCCATACCCCACATGACAGATGAGCAGAAGAGGATCGCTCACGCAAAGATAAAAGTGTTTAAGAAGAATTGGGTACAAGAACATGGCAAGGATAGCTTCCTTGATTTCATTACACACGTATACCCAGGCTACATGATAGGAGATCATCATAGGAAACTCGCAAAAATATTTGAAGACATTGCCAACGGAGTTAAGAAAAGAGTTATCGTTAACATTGCGCCACGTCATGGGAAATCAGAGCTTATATCTTACTTGGCACCGGCATGGTTTCTTGGCAAGTATCCACACAAGAAGGTTATTATGGCATCTCATACAGCTGACTTGGCAGTTAACTTTGGTCGTCGTGTCCGTAACCTTGTGGGTTCTGATGCGTATAAAGACATTTTTCCACAAGTAGAACTACAAGCTGACAGTAAATCGGCGTCACGATGGGGGACAAATTTTAATGGAGAATATTTTGCAATTGGTGTGGGTGGTGCCCTCGCTGGTCGCGGGGCTGATCTTTTTATCATTGATGACCCACACTCTGAGCAGGATGCAAAACTTGGAAGGCCTGATGTGTTTAAGCCTGCTTGGGAGTGGTTTCAGTCTGGCCCTCTTCAACGTCTTATGCCGGGTGGTGCGATTATTGTAGTGATGACACGTTGGTCTAAACTTGATCTGACAGGTGAGATTGTGAACCAGATGATTAAGAATGACGAGGTAGATCAGTGGGAAGTAGTAGAGTTCCCCGCTATTATTGAGAATAAACAAGGTGAGATGGAGAGCTTATGGCCTGACTTCTGGCCTTTAAATGAGTTACTCGCTAAAAAAGCTGCATTAGATATTAGGTATTGGAACTCTCAATATATGCAAAACCCTGTATCAGAAGAGGGTGCGCTGATTAAAAGAGAGTGGTGGAACATATGGGAAGGTGAGAATCCACCTGAATGTGAATTTAAAATTATGAGTTTGGACGCAGCACAAGAGTCTAATAATAGAGCAGACTTTAACGCATTAACAACTTGGGGCGTCTTTTTTAACGAAGAAACCAATAACTATAATATAATACTATTAAATTCAATAAAGAAACGGCTAGAGTTCCCTGAGCTTAAAGAGCTTTGTATTGAAGAATATAAAGATTGGGAACCTGATGCATTCTTAGTAGAAAAGAAATCTAATGGTGCAGCACTCTATCAAGAGTTTAGACGCATGGGTATTCCTGTCGGTGAATTTACACCAGGTAAAGGGCAAGATAAAATATCTCGTGTGAACGCAGTATCAGATTTATTTAGAAGTGGAATCGTGTGGGCACCTGATAGACGATGGGCTCACGAAGTAATAGAAGAGTGTAATGATTTTCCTAGTGGTGCGAATGATGACTTGGTTGATAGCACGACACTAGCATTGATGCGGTTTAGACAAGGTGGCTTCATTAAACTACCTAGTGACGAAGCTGAAGATATACCAGGATTTAGAAGTTCACGAAACAGATTATATGCAATATAAGGATTAAATTATGGCAGACAATATTGATAAAAGTTTATCTCAAGCTCCACAGGGATTAGAAGCTATGGCTATGGGTCAACCTGACCTATCGATTGAAATTGAAAATCCAGAATCAGTTACACTAGACGACGGTAGCATGGAGATTACAATTGTTCCTGGTAAAGAACAAGATGATGAATTCAATGCTAACTTAGCAGAAGAATTAGATGAAGGACAACTTACAGAATTAGCAGGTGATTTAGTTGGCGAATATGATGCCGATATAAATTCAAGAAAAGATTGGTTAACTACTTATGTGGAAGGCTTAGAGTTACTAGGACTTAAAGTAGAAGATCGTACAGAACCGTGGCCTGGGGCATGCAATGTGTACCACCCCTTGATGACAGAAGCGCTGGTTAAGTTCCAAGCTGAAACTATGATGGAGACATTTCCAGCAGCAGGCCCAGTAAAAACACAAATCATTGGTAAGCAAACAGCTGAGAAAGAAGAATCAGCACAACGTGTTCAAGAAGACATGAACTATCAACTTACTGATGTCATGGTTGAGTATAGACCTGAACATGAAAGAATGTTGTGGGGACTAGGTTTAGCAGGTAACGCATTCAAGAAAGTTTATTACGATCCATCATTAAGACGTCAAGTAGCTATGTATGTGACTGCAGAAGATATTGTAGTTCCATATGGTGCATCTAATTTAGAAACAGCTGAACGTGTGACACACGTCATGCGTAAAACAAAGAATGAACTTCATAAACTACAAGTAGCAGGATTCTATCGCGATGTAGAACTAGGTGAACCATTCTTAGACATTGATGAAGCTGAGAAAAAGATTGCAGAGAAGTTAGGATTTAATCCTACAGAGGATGACAGATATAAGATCCTCGAGATGCACGTTAATTTAGATTTAGAAAATGGTGATAGTGAAGATGGTATTGCATTACCTTATGTAGTTACAATTGAAAAAGGTACAGGCACTATTCTAGCAATACGTCGTAACTGGAACCCAGAT